GTTTGAAGACGCTTGTTTTTCCAAACCGGCCTGTTGCTCTTCACGTCGTTTAACAACTTCTTTTTGTTGTTTTGTTCTACTTTTGGCCTGTTGAGATTTTTCCATATCTCCTTTGAGGCCACCTTCTGACGATGTAGCTGCCGATCCTCCAGAAGCCTTTTGCACTTCTGCGTCAGCTTTTACATCACCCTTTGCTTTTGAAGGATCACTACTTTTTAATTTATTTTCCCATTTGGTAATTCCCCCAATTATTGACGTAATAACAGGGAACATAATACCAAAGTTCATCGCCAGTTGACTAGCCTCTTCACCGACAATAGACATTATCGCCATTGAATCGGTAGCTTCTTCAGATTTATCACCCATCTGCGAAAGAATTGATGCCACAGTACCAGCAACAATTGATAGATTTGCGAGGTTGCCGAAATCCAGTCCACCACCACCCCCAACTGCGCCACCCCTGTTGAAACCAACCACGCCGCCCTTGTTATAGCCTTTGATGCCCCGTGTATTCATCTTGCTAAGATTAGAATATCCGATACTTTGGGCAGTTTTCTTGTTGACTACAAATTCGCCCGGAGTAAGCATGGCAGGAACAGTATCTTGACCAGAGACACCACCGCCTGAATTAAAGCCTCTTCTTCTATCAACGGTTGACACAAATCCTTGACTTAGTTCTCCCCTTTTTGCCGCTTTTGCCCGCACACCAGCTTCGTTCTTTTGGCTAGCCTTTTCAGCAAGGCTTTTACGGGGATAATCTTCCCTTAAAATACCATCTTGGATAAGCTCCCTCTTAATTTGTTTAACAACCTTACCCTTAAGGTTTGCGTCACTAGCCTCAGTCGCGCTAGATTTTAAATCAATAAATTTGTCAGGAAGACCTGAGTAATTATCTTTTAATCCTGATGGTAGTCCATTTTCTGCGTCAAAAGGTCTGTCAGGATCACTCCCAGAAAACTTACCTTTATTGCTGATGCTTTCTACAACAGTCTCATACAATCTGCCAAAGATAGAAGTGTTAATAGCTTTAACAAAGCCTGCGGTTTCTCTTTCTGAGATTTCGGCAGATGGTGTTCCCAAGTCGCGAGAAAGTGCGGAAGCAGAAGTGTTGATACCAGCCACAAGCCCATCTTCTAAGATATTCTTGAATTTGTCAGAAGTTTTCTGGTTTAGCCCAGACTTCTTAAGTGTAAAAGAACGTTTCTTGTAGAATTTAGATACAGGGTCAGCACCTTGTTTTAAACCTTTAAACTGACTGAAAGCTTTTTTAACTTCTTCGGTGGAAACTTGAATTGTCGAGGACGCTGCTTCAAGGGGATCAAGAATAGCTGCACCGGCAGACCCTTGTTGAACAATGCCACCAGCAGCGAATTTTTGAATCATCCCGCCTAAAAACTTCTTTTTCGGTTTCTTTTTACTATTTTTCTGAGCGTTGATACTTGCGTCAAAAAATCCTTCATTGAAAGCTTTTTTAAACAATGTCTTTCTGGCAGCTTCACCGTCATTTAATTTGATGTCAGCAATATCTGCACCAATTTTTCCAGATGTTAGATTGCGACGATTGAGAGCTTTAATTTCAGATTTTTGATCTAGGTCAAAGTTTCTATTGCCGGGAGTTCCCATCCCTAATATATTACCGATATAATCTTCAAATAGTCTACCTAAAGAAAGATCTAAAGTTTTGTTTATAGCTTTACTGCTAATTTTTGAAGGTGTACCTTTGCCCGTTCTGATTTGACTAGCACTTTTATTTAGCGTGGCTACTTTGCTATTGATAGTTTTTCTTATGTCGTCGAAAGCTTTTGTGGCAGTCTTATTTGTTTTAAATTGAGATGATTCGACGCTATTTAATTGTAGCGAGTCAATACCAGCATCTGTTAATCTAGATCGCTTTGATTTAGGTATTACACTAATCGGCGCTTTAATCTTGTTTAAATCTTCTGGGTTACTATCGCTTCCGGTGTTCTTGTAAACAATTCCTATTTTTTTGTTTGACTGGGCAACACGACCTCCAGAGGCATACTTATTCATGCCCGCAAGTCTTTGAGCACCAATTTGTTTGACACTGCTTTTGCGAATCACAAACTCGCCCGGAGTAAGCATAGCAGGAACGGTGTCTCTACTGCCAGTCCCCGGAACCATACCGCCACTATTGAGACCTAAAATTTTCCCACCAGCGGATCGGGTTTGCACAGCACCTCTAATCGCCCCAGCCGCACCCCTTCCGAATGTAGACAATCCTCGGGCAAATTTAAACGCAGCAAAAGCTCCGATAAGAGGAATCAAAGGCTTTAGGGCCTCTGCCACGTTAATAAAAGCACTGGCTAAACTAAGCGTGGTCTTAACCATTACTTGAAAAGACGAGGTTTCTGTAATCCCACGAACAAGTGCTAAAAACTCTTCCCTTGTTTTAGAAATTTGAACAGCTAAAGCTTGTTGAGCACTCGCTGCATCTTTATCCAAACTGGAGGCTCCAGCTATCGCAGCTTGTCTAGCTCTTTCAGCGGTTTCAAACTCTTGCAAAAGAGGGATAACTTTACCGATCTGACGGAAACCACCAAGCTGTTCTGCTATTTGAACAAATTTAAGGTCACCAGCAGGAACATCACCAAGGGCTTTACTAAGCCTTTTTACAGCCTCAAACGGGCCAACAAATCTACCATTAACATCAGTAAGAGTAACACCTAATTCTTTTAGGTATTGGATGGTAGCTGGTCTCTGGATACGTGTAAGAATAGTACGTAAACCAGTAGCAATGGATTCTGCGCTTTCACGAGTTGTAGCACGAACAGATGTGAATAGACCTAAGAATTCATTAAGGTCTCCACCAGCGGCTTTGAAAACACCACCAGTACGCCTAATAGCACCAATAAGGTCTCCAGACTCAACAGCAAACTGTCCAGCGACAGCATTGATAGCACCAAGCTGTTCTTTGAGTGCGCCAACGCCTTTGCCAAACTGAGCTAAAATAGCAACAGCACCCTCAGCCGTTTTATTGATGTCTTCAAACGTCGGAGCTAAAGTAGTTTTTGCTAACGCATCTAACGCTATCTTTAAATCACCTGCTTCGATACCAGCCTGAGCTAAGATTCTTGTAGCACCAAGAAGCTCTTTAGATGATGTACCTAAAGTCGTAGCAAGCTTAGTGATCTCATTATTGAGACCTCTTAAGCTTTTCATACTTTTCCCAGTAACTTGAGAAATTTTCACAAGTTCTCTTTGGAAATCTATAGACTCATCTACAGCGTTGGCTAAAGTGTTAGTAAATAAGCTAACAGCCCTACTAGCAACGGTAAATGCAGCAAACCTCTTTAGGGCTAAACCAAACGATTTACCCATAGCGTCTGCTGCACCCCCAGCTTGCTTAGTGGCTGATGCAATTTCATTTATCTGCTTAGTAGCTCTAGAAGCACCTTTAACATCGACAGGAACAGTCAACCCTTGTAGTTGACCTCTCATCTGGTTTATTACTTGTCTAGTGTTTCTGGGTGCTTGTAGCTGTAGCTGTGCAGTCAGGACGAATTTAGACATCTTATCTCTCTAAAATAATTGTGACTACACTTTCCGTTAACTCTCCGTGACTTCAGTTTTCTCAGGCTTCTTTTTTGTTGCTCTAGGTTTTCTTTTTGGTTTTGGTTTTTCAAGATCATTTTCGTAATCCACTAGAATATAGTTGCCGTTTTCGTCCAATGGGTTTCCGTCAATATCTACTCTATTGCCACCCTTATCAAGATAATGCCCTAGCTCATTGATTGGTTTTCCTGCAAGATCAACCGTTTGGCCTTCTTGGTTGACTAAATTTCCTTCATCATCAGTTAAGCGGAAAGCCTGTAACCACTTATTTTCGGGTAGATTTTTTTCAAAATCAGAATCTAAGTTATATAGTATTCCTCCCAATAGAGAAGCAGCGGCAAAAGCAATCTCATCAGAGCTTTTAGCACTGTAATCTTCCACACTATTATACACTCTTTTGTTAGAATCTTTAAAAAACGTACATGAAGCAACAAAATAATCAAATCTAGCATTGTCCGCTAAAGCTTCAGCGGTATTCTCTTCTAGAGCTAATCTTTCTGAAATCAGCTCTCTTAATTGAATCCGCAAATCACGCATTTTTAAAGCAAGCTCTTTACCTTCTGATACTTTAGGCTTTTTACCATCCTTACCTCTATAAAGAGTTTTTTCTAGATCAGTAATTTTCTTACCAATATCTTCTTCTTTGTCGCTTTTCTCTTTGTCCCACTTATTGTTTTTTTCCATAAATGCTTTAAGTTCTTTTTTTGTCATTACTTCGTTTCTGATACACTTATGCCAAACTTTGGCTCTATGTATATCTGCGTTAGACATGACTTCGTTCGACGGCTTTGTAACATAAATAGTCACCTTCTTACCATCAACCATTACTTCTTGTTCTTTTTTCATAATCCTAATCCTCTTTTTGTTTAACTGGTATAGTTACAGAATATCTTAACCACTTTATGTCGTATTGACTTAGTTCCGCGTCTACATTCCTAGACTGAGAGTTTCCCTTATCTAATATTTCAGAGCGAACCTTTTGAAAAATATCGAACATTATTTTTTGTTCCGTGGATAACTCCGCGCTATTTTCATTAGTCCACAAGAAAGAGAAATGTTCTTCTATGGAGCTTAGTGCTCCAATCATAGTAGTTTCTACTTTCTTTTTTAAAATTTTAGATAATCTCGTTTTTGAATCTAGTCTGTATTTATCTTCTCTTTGAGTTTTATACTCTTTTTGCTCCCTGATTAATTTATTGAATTCTTCCATCTTTATCTCCTAAATTTCTGTTTATATTGCTCATTTGACATCGTTCTTAGCTCTAACTGCTTGTCTTGCAAGTGTTGGTCTTGCATGTGACCTCCTGCCGCTTGGACTTGCGCCAATCTTTGTTTTTTGACCATCTGAGCATGATGATTATTAGCGGAGTTAATTACTTCAGCTTCTTTTTTATTGTCAGTAAACACATAGACTTCTTGCGAGCTAGAAATCTTTTCGTTTTGCGTCATGCCTTCCACTGTTGACTCCAGCTTGGCTTGTTCTTGTTTTTTCCTTTGAATGATAAACCAGCCATCGAGCATATCATCATCTTTTATAACTTCCTCATCCGGACACTCTGTAGACTCTTGAACGTTGTCATACATTCTAGACCAAACAGAAATATTCTTTTGATCATGTGTCATTTCTCTTTCTGGCACATTTTCAAACAGGGTTTGACCAGTCTGCTCCCTCATTAGCCAAAGAGATCTCCAAGGCTCACTTCTTGCTAAATCCCTTACGTCGCTTTCTGATAAATAACTTTTTGTTAAAGAGGAAAAGATCTTGTTAGCGTCAAACACAGAAAAATCACAAAGGTCTTTTCCTAAGTATGTACATCTTTTAATTTGTTCTATGTATTTTGCCGTAAACGCTGTGCCTTCACAAGTATTCTCAAATAGAGAATCCTTTTTCATCTGCTGTTTTGCTATAGCCTTTTCTGTAACTCTTAAATACTGCCTTGCTAATTCTCTGACCTGTTCTTTGTATCTATTCTCAAATATTTGAATTTTTAGTTTTTCTACGTTTTCTTTTAAGCTTTTAAGTTTTTCGTCGTCTTCTTGCGTCCAAAGCTCTTTCTCGTACATCCAACCTTCTATTTCGTCGGATGTCATGATGTCTTGGTCTCTTGCAAAAGCAAAAGAATCCATAAAAGCTTTGTTTATATAAAACTCATCTTCGATAGTCGGAGAGACCACTTTTAATGTAAACTTTTGGTATTCTACGAGGTATATACCACATCTTAGTCTAGAAACAAAATACTCCCGCTCATGTTGCTTCACGGCGAAACCTCACGACGGGAGTATATGTATCTCATTTGTAATTCCTTCCTGCTTTACAATACACTCGCCTTTCCTGAAATTCAGCTATCGCAAATTGTAAATTTATCCGCAGTAGTTATTGCCTACTGCATATTCAAATTATGGGGAAGTTTGGTATAAATCGCCTGTTGGGAATGTAGCTAACGGATCTGCACCAGCGCTTAATTCGTTAAGAACTCCAAACCCAATAAAGCCATTCGCGCCGTAATCCTGAACGTCTAGCTCGTTAAAGTTGGTGTAGCTGTAAGTACAAGTAGCATTACCACCCGTGGCATCTCCTCCACCGTAACTAACACTAGAAAGTCTGTTACCGTTACCTAAGTCCCAAGCGTAGCCAGCTCTGGTAGCGATAAAGATGTTCTCTTCTGAAGTGTTGTTACCAGATGCTTTAGTGTTGTTAAGAGCAGAATCACCAAACTCGTAAGCGTTTACAAAGTCACCGGAAGTTGTAACAGCTTCAATTTCGCAAGTAACTTCAATCGGGAATGTAGCAGGACGAGCATAAGGGGTTTTTCTACCCAACTCCAAAATATCTTCACGAGAGAAGTCAGTGCTTACACTAACGCTTTGGAGGTGGACTCTTGGAGCACCCGTTGATGAGTTAAGACCGTTTCCGTAGCCAGACCCAAGCACACCTTGAATACTTCCCGGAAGCATACATGCTGTAAGCAAAACATCTTCGCGTTGCTGAATACCACCAGAAGCAGTAATAGAACCACCGGGGTGACCAGAGGTAAGTGCCGCTGGACTGTCAAATCCGTCAAAGTTTGCTACAGCGGTAGAAACAAGCTTTTGATTGGACGTTAACCACTGCTTATTGTTACCAACCAAAGTGACAGATTCTGTCATACTTCCATCCGTTGGAATGGTGTAAGAAATGGAGCTAACGTACAAGCCTGAACAGTAAACTTCAGCTTCCGCTGATGCTCCACCTCCAGCGACATTGTTGTTGGTATCGGGGAAGATACCAAGCCTTAGATCGCATCTAGACTTAGAGCGACCAGCGATACCAGAACCCATACCTACCAAACCGTCTTTGGTAGCCATGTGGTAAATCAATGGGTATCCGTCAAGGACTTTTTCTAGGGTTACTTCTACATCTGGAGTACCTTCGATGTTTTCGTAAATTTCAATCTGTCCAAGCTCAAAAGCCTGCTCCAAATTGAATGATGTATTCATACCAACGCTCTGCAAACCATGTACCATGTCTCCGGGTACGACATTACCGCCGTCTCCATGACCTTGAATACCAACAGCTTGTGTCGCGTAAAAGATTCTATCGTTTAATGACATTGTTCTCTCCTCTTATGGAAAAAAAGATTTTCTACTAATTTATACACGAAAAACTTAAATATTTGATTTAATTAAGTCTGTGGTCACTCTGACCGTACCTCCAAACACGTTGGAGTCTAACATTTGCATCTGTTGTACCGTAGCTTTTGTTATCCTCATTTTACCCCCATAGTACGACTCTACAAGGTCGGGATACCTCAAAGCACTTGGAACTGGCGATCCTTTGTAGTCTATAGGGAATTTGGCGTTTGAATTAATTTTATTGCTGTCAAATAGAGATATTGTCTTATCATTTTGTAATGAAACTATATCTAACAGTGTGTTTCTTGTTACTTCGTCCTCAGCGATACAATGAAAAATAACGTCCTGCCGCAACCACTGGCCTCCACCAAGCTGATAACCTTGGAATGTCCTAGATGGAACCGCCTCTATTGCTATTAACGGAAGTTGAACCTTAGCTTCTTGCGGTACATTTACATCGCCTTTTTCGTTTGTCAAGAAGTTAGCGGCTATTGCCAAACTTTTAGCTTGTATTTCCTGTATCCAAGGTAGATTATTTGCGTAAATAACGTTTATGTACTTATAGCTATGCTCTGCTTGAACTTTAGACCCTGTAGGTATTGGGCTATCAAAAACTACCCTTCCATTAAAATAATCAATATAATGTGAGAATTCCCCAGTAGTATCAGAAGGATAAAAGGTGTCATCTACCCAAACCCCCGATAATCCGGGTAACTCATTGTTGTCACCAACTAATGGGTCGTGATGCCCGTCAACACCTGAAATACCGCTTTGCCAAATCCAATTTTTCCTAAACCCCTCCCAAGCCTGTCCTGTGGTAAAATTATCGTTTTTAGATAATCTCAGTCTACTGTAATCAACAGAGTTTGGAGACATTTCTCCAAGATCGCTGTTAAAATAATTGTTTTTTTCTAATAAAGCCCAGTCAAAATATTCAACAAGATTATCTTGTATATCATTACCAACTGTAGATTGATGTACAGTCGTGAACCCTTTTAAACCTGTGTAAAACTGAGACATATTATACCAGTAATTTATTTAATATTGTTGAAATTTGCTTCTCTTTCCCAAAAAGAAGTCTTGTTATAAAGTTGTTTCCTTGAACACCTGAATACTGAGGGGGAACCCTAAACGTCCCTCCTACCTTCATTGTTCCTCCACCGGAGCGACCATCGTTAGATGGCTCATAAGAAAACCCTTTTATTATTATTGCATCGCCTTTTGTTAGCAACCAATCTAGCCAGTGAAGATCTGTGCCATCTTGACTTATTTGATGTCCTTGTAGCAAAGATAATAGGTTGTCCATAGATTTCCGTTGGAAGTTAAATGTTATCTGCCCTTTTAAATTCCTTGAAACTTTATTAATACTAACTTGTGTCGCACCAGCCACTGACGATGCAATCGCATCTATAGCTGTATCGGCAGAGCCTTTGTCAAGACCAAACAGTGCGTTTAGACTTCCTTGAACCCCTTGAGATTTTAAACTTTGAATCTCAGGAGAACTTAGAACCCAGCTTTTTACCGTGGATTGTAAAAGCTTTTGCACTTTTAGCCCATTTGATTTTATTCTTTTGTTTATTTCTAAAGCTAAATGCTTGTTTATCTGCTTTGAGATGTCAACATTCGAATCAATCAGTTTTACTGATAGCGTCATACTGTCCTCTCCCAAAAGCATCCAAAGTACCTATTTTGTTTTAACCCCATAGGAAAGGGTTCTCCAGACATCTTAAATCTCATCTCTTTGTAATCTTTAATGTCTTTGTGAACAATCAGCTCCTTAGCTCTCACTATCTTAGGCAAGTCCGTAGCGAAAAATATAGTTTGTATAGCATTGTCTGGCAGCACCATCCCCGCTGTTTTGATCCAGCTTTTGCTGTCCCAATAAACCTTAATTTTTATGTCTTCTATTTTTTCGACATCTTTAAATACTTTATTTTGCCTTTTATAATTATCCTGCCGTCGCCTATGAGCGTTTACAGAATGATTACTAGGTATATTGTCGTAATTGTTAGAAATCTCTTCTACTTTTTCTATGTATACTAATTGACATGTAACTCCAAATATATTAAAAGTGGAGTCAACCACGTCGAAATATTTATCGAAAACGCTTTGTGGTATGCTAATTGGCATTTTTACACCTATTACTAAAAGTTATAATTACGACGCACCACCTCCGTAGTGCTCGTCGAACCTATTTGTTAGCCTTGTATACAATGTGCCAGAAGGAACAAACGAGTTTACCTCTGGATGAACTTTATGACCGCTGGCTGGTAGACCAAATTCGTCTAGCCGCCCTCTTTCTCCAATAGAAACAACAATGCTTCCATTGTATATGGGTTTGCCAGTGTTAACTGCTCTTACTATCTCGTCAGCCATTTTTCTCTCCGTTATTTAATTTAAAAAGTTAATACTGAAGCTGATACTATCGTTACTGCTTTATTTGTTAAAAATATTGGAATGTATCTTGAATTCTTTGCCACACACCATCTATGTATACACATAAATGCACGCCGCTTGTAACTGGATCTTTCTGGATACACGATGTACCCTCTACTCTTGATATTTCATCACCCGTCGCATTGAATAATTTTCGGGTAACTCCACTAGCCCCAGTCTGACTTGTAGCTATTGGTAGCTGCAAGAAACCGTAAGCGTTGACGATGGTATTTGCCTTGTCATTATGATCTAATGAAGATTGAATTTGATCAGCAGAAGTGTGTGATACACTATTTCTAGTTGTCTTTAATACTACTTTAGAGTCAGAATGCGTGGCTACTCTTAGTATGTTAGAACTAAAATCGCTAACACTCTGTGGGGCTTTTCCTATTTGACTTACAGCTAAGTCGTAAGCCTGAAAAATTCCTCGACCAATAGATAAACTATAATCTTCTGGTGAAGAATCGTCTACCCAAAGTGAGTTAGGTATTAGTGAATTGTTGTGCTGAATGACAATCGATCTCTCTAGGTATTGACCAGAGCCAGCAGCGTCACCAATCAATATGTTGTATGGGCCTGATCCGTTTTTTCCAGACCTGTATCCAATCATAATGTTTTGAATACCTCTGTTTGAAACGGCTCCATTTCTATAATTTCCAGCCTCTACACCTATCGCTAAAGACCTAACATCTCCACTAGCGGACGACATCGACTCTGTGCCTATAGCTATATTGTTGGCGATAGAAGAATTGCCTTCTACAGCACTAAAACCAGCAAAGTATCCTATATAAACATTCTTTTGGGAAGGTCTTGAAAGACGGCCTGCGTGACTTCCAATCATAACATTGTGTGAGCTGGCACTTTGGCCGCTAGACACAGTGGCTCCATAAGCAGAGCTGTTTCCTATTACTATGTTAGAAAATAGTCCAGAAGAATTAAAGCCTGCGGCTTGTCCTATTAGAGTGTTTTCGCCTTTGTTAAACGATTGTTTACCGGCAGTTCTACCGATAGCTATTTCAAAAGAGCTGTACTTTCTGCTGTGATCGATGTAATATCCACTAGCGTTGGAGAGGGCAGATTCTCCTATCGCAATAGCATTGTGTAGACCGCTGGAGCTAGAAAGTGCTTGAGAGCCTAGAGCTAAATTATTTTCTACTGTAAAGTTACCAGAAGATTCACCTTTAAACCCAGCCATTGATTCCGTACCAATAGCTATGTTTTCAGAAGATCTAGTCAATCCCGAAGCGGCTCTTTGTCCTAGAGCGACAACGTTATTTACACCAGAAGCTCCG